GCGCTGTGTCCGCGCTGGAGCATATCGGGCGGCCACATCTACGGCACCTCGCCGGGGATGGAGGCGCTCGGCGACATCAAACAGCTACAGCACCAACAACTGCGCAAGGCAACGGCGATTGACTACTTGACCAACCCGCCGCTACAAGTGCCGACGTCCATGAAAAACCAGGACGATGCCATGCTCCCCGGCGGCATCGTGTACAACGACGCCGGCACGCCGATTACGCCGCTGTGGCAGGTGCAGCTTGACCTGCAACACCTCGCCGCCGACATGCAAGAAGTACGCGGCCGCATCCAGAACGCCTACTACGCCGACCTGTTCCTGATGATTTCGCAGCAGGACACACGCATGACCGCAACAGAAGTGGCGGAGCGGCACGAAGAAAAAATGCTGATGTTGGGGCCGGTACTGGAGCGCCTGCAAAACGAGCTACTGAATCCGATGATCGACATCACCTTCGATGCGGTGATGCAGGGCGGCATCCTGCCGCCGCCGCCGCCAGAATTGCAGGGGATGGAATTATCGGTGCAACTGGTCTCCATCCTCGCGCAGGCGCAGCAGGCGATTGCCACCAACAGCATCGACCGTTACACCAACGCGATGATGAACATGGCGCAGGCGAAGCCGGAAGTACTCGACCGCCTCGACGCCGACCATTGGGTGCAAATCTACGGCGACGCGCTGGGCATCGACCCGCTGCTCATCGTGCCGCAGGACAAGGCCGACGAAATCCGCCAGGCGCGCGCCGAACAACAGGCGCAGGCAGAACAGCAGGCACAAATGGCGCAGATGGCGGATGCGGCGCAAAAACTCGGCAACACGCCCGCGGGCGGCGGCAGCGTCCTCGATAACCTGACGGGGTACGGCAATGCTTGAGCCATTTGAAACCCCGGAACAACGAGAGGCGCGCACCGCCGAACAGCGGGCAGCGCAGGAGCGCGACGAGGAACAACTGAAGGCTGACATTACCGCCCTGATGAACACTGGCGCGGGGCGGCGCACCGTCTGGCGGCTGCTCGAATCCACCCACGTTTACCAAACCTGCTACCGCGACAACCCGCTGCAAATGGCACGGGCGGAAGGGCGGCGGGAAATCGGGCTGAAGCTGACCGAATGGCTGAGCATCTACGCCTGGGAGAATTACCAACTCATGCTTACGGAGGCAAACGATGAGCGAAGAAAACGCGACGCCCGAAACCGGGCAAACAAACCCGGCGGCGCCCCCGCCTGAAGCGGCGGCAACGCCACCAACCGCGGCGCCACCCGCGCCAGCACAACCGGAAACCAACGCCACGGGCGGGGAAGAAGCGAAAGCCGACACACCGCCCGCAGCGTATGCGCTCGACTTTGGCGTCTATGGCGACAACGTGGACGCAGGCGAGGCGGCTTTCCTCTCGAAAATCGCCCAAGACAGCGGCGCGGACGCGGCATCAGCCTCGAAGCTGGTGCAAGACCTGACGCTATACGGCCAGGTCAAACACGACCTGCAAGTACAGGACTGGGAAGCGGCGAGCCGCGCCGACCCGGAATTTGGCGGCGAGAAGCTCGCGGAAAACCTCGCCATCGCCAACCGTGTTTTCGAGGCCTACGACCCGCAAGGCATCATCCGCGGCCTGCTGCAGGAGACCGGCTACGGCAACCATCCCGACCTCATCCGCTTCATGCTGGCCATCGGCCGCGACCTCGCACCTGACCGTATGGTTAGTGCAAGTGGCGCAAGCGGATTAGACGCGCGTGCATTTTTCCCTAACAGCAACATGAATCCATAAGGAGACACTATGGCAACTTTGAACACCCTAAACCCGACGCTTGCCGATGTGGCGGCGCGCACCGACGGGCAAGGCAACATCATCACCAATATCGTTGAGTTGCTCAACGAAACCAATGACGTGTTGACCGATATGACTTTTATCGAAGCCAACAACCAAACCGAACACAAAACTACCATCCGCAGCGGTTTACCGTCAGCGACGTGGCGCAAACTCTATCACGGCGTGCCGCCGTCTAAATCGACGGTGGTCACGGTGCGTGACACGGTGGGCATGCTCGAAGCCTACGCAGAAATCGACAAAGACTTGGCGGATCTGAACGGTAACAGCGCCGCATGGCGACTTTCCGAGCAGCGTGCCTTTGTTGAGGCGATGAACCAAGAGATGGCGACCACTCTGTGGTACGGCGACACCAGCGTAGACTCGGAGCGGTTCACCGGACTTGCCCCGCGTTATTCCAGCATGTCGGCAGAAAACGGCCGCAATATTCTCGATGGTGGCGGCCAGGGGGCGGACAACACCAGTATCTGGCTGCTGATTTGGGGGCAGAACACCCTGCACGGCATCTATCCGAAGGGCAGCAAAGCGGGGTTGCAACATCGCGACTTGGGCGAAGACACCCTGCGCGATGCCAACGGCAACCCCTTCCAGGGCTACCGCACCCACTACAAATGGAATATGGGGCTTTGCCTGCGTGACTGGCGCTATGGGGTGCGTATCGCCAACATCAAAGAAGCCGATTTGCGCAAAGACGCCTCTGCCGGTGCCGACCTTATCGACCTGATGACCCAGGCGCTGGAGCTGATACCGAACCTCAACATGGGGCGCGCGGTTTTCTACTGCAACCGCAATATCCGTTCTTTCCTGCGTCGCATGATTGCGCACAAAGTTATCAATTCCACCTTGACGATGGAGAACGTCGCAGGCAAGCACGTTGTCGCTTTCGACGGCGTACCAGTGCGCATCTCGGACGCCATTCTTTCCACCGAAGCGCGCGTAGCGTAAGGAGCTTCCCATGATTATTGATTCCCGACTGGAACTTTCCGACAAACAGGCGGTAACCGCTACCGCCAAATCCACCAACAAGGTGGACTTCGGGCAGGCCGCACCTGATTTGGGCAACGGTCATGTGCCGCTTTATGCGGTGATGACCGTCAACGAAACCTTTGCCGGACTTACCTCGCTCACCGTGGCGCTGGAGCATGGCGACACGGAAGGCGGCACGTTCACCGTGCTGCTGCAAAGCGAAGCCATCCCTGCCGCAGAACTGAAGGCGGGCAAGCAACACGTCCTCACCCTGCCCGTGCGCCACAAGCGCTTTCTGCAGGGTGCTTACACCGTGAATGGCACGGCGACGGCTGGCAAAGTCAGCCTGCATATCGTCAGCGGCCTGCAAATCAATGAACCCAAACCGGACAGCCCGCGGGCATGGGGAGGCAGATAATGAAAGTGCGCGCTACTAAAACCGGGTTTTATGAAAGTCTGCGCCAGGTCGGGGACGTGTTCGACGTCCCCGATTCCGTTTCTGGGGCATGGTTTACCCCGGTCGTATCGGAAGGGTTAAACCCTCTTGAACCCGACAACCACGCCGTCGGCGACGATTTGGGCGGGGATGGGTTAAACCCAAACGGCGAAGGGTTGAACCCTGAACCCGTATGGGTTGAACCCACCCCGGAAGCCAAGCCGGAAACCGACAACAAACCCCGTAAACCCAACAAACAGGAGAACCTGAAATGAGCAACGCAGCAATCTACATCGGCACCAAAATTATCGAGGCTACCCCGATGACGCGCCTTGCGTACAACGATCTGCGCGGCTGGCAATTACCGGCAGACGAAAGGGGCGAAGACGAAGGCTATCTGGTCGTTTACATCGGGCAGGAAAGCAACGTGCCGGGCTATAACGGCTATGTGTCGTGGTCGCCCAAAGACGTGTTTGAGCAGTCCTATCACCGAATTGATGACGCCATCCTGCAACACATCAAGCCCGCGTAATGCGGGCTTTTCTTTGAGGTGAACCATGTTCTCGGTAGTGGAAATCTGCAACCTCGCGCTCTCGCATCTCGGCGACAGGGCGACCGTCGTTTCCATTGACCCGCCGGAAGGGAGCGCACAGGCCGAGCATTGCAAAACCTACTGGCCACTCGCCTTGCAGATAGTAATGGAGGCGCACGAGTGGGGCTTCGCGACGAAGCGCGTCAAACCCGCGTTGCTTGCCGATAAAGACCCGGCCTGGGCGTACCACTACGCCCTGCCACATGACGCGCTTAGGGTATTCGCGGTGTTGCCGCCCAATGCGTCGGACGACTATGAGGTAAACGGTCAGGCGGTGACGGCGGATTACCAGATTGAGCGCGCAGACGGACAAATCCACATCCTCACCGACCAGCGCGAGGCGGTGGTGCGTTATCTCGCCAAGGTTGACGACCCGGCGCTATTCCCGGCGACC